CTGCTGGCCCATTGGTGCCAGCGGCAGAGGATGTCATCGAGGATGGATGAAGAATCATGCGTTTTTTCCATGCGCGCCCTTTGCGTAGAATCATCGCGCTTCTCGGTGGCATCGCTGCCACGGCCTTTGGACTTGAGCAGCAGCATCACGCGCCGGCCCCCCGCTGCGCCTCGAAGTCAACCTCGCGCGCGGCCTTGACCTGCTCGTGCGTGAGCTGCAGCGCAGCCAGCAGCGCGAGGTAGCCCGGCGTCAGCCTGCCGGCCGTGCGTGACTCGTGGAACTGCGGGCTGCGCGCGGCGCCGCGCGCGACGCAGCCGGTGCAGTTGGCGTGGAACATGGCGCAGCGCATCACGCGCGCGTCGGCGCAGGCCTGGCAGTCGGGCGTCGGCTCGTGCTTCACGCCGCCGCCCCGAGCAGGTCCTGCTGCGCCGACGGCATCACGCGCATTTGCACGACGAGCACGCCGCCCATGCGAGGGCTGCGCCACACGCGCAGGTCGTCGATCTGGTTGTCGTCCTCCCACACGCCGGCGTGCGTCAGGCCGTCGAGCACCGCCTTGGGCAGGTTGTCGAGGTCGCGCCGGCGCTTGTCGGGCATGCGCACCTCGATGTCGATCGCTACCCTCGCGGCCCCGAGATTCGGCCGGCGCTGCAGTAGCACGGCGTCGGCCACGGCGCGGCGGTACTTGCGACCGTCCTCGCTCAGCATCGTGCGTCCGGCCAGCGGGCCGCTGCGCGGAGTGCGCCACATCGCGTTGACGCTCGGCGGCCAAGGCAGCACGATCTCGATCGCGCCGCTCACGAGTGCCCCGCCAGCTCGAACACCGAGCGCGGCCCGCTCGGCCGAAGCGCATCGCACTCCAACGCCGGCCGGATGATCTGCACCGCCGCTTCGGACTCCATCACCGCCGCGGCCTGCTTGCGCCGCAAGTAGCGTTCGCGCATCTTCGCGCGATACGCAACAGCCTTCTTGTCGGCGTTGCGCTCGGCGTCGATCTCGGCGCGGACCCGGTCGACCTGATCCGGCGGGCACCAGCGCGACCACGGAATGCCGCCGGTCGGATGCGTCGCAGCGGCCAGGCCACGCAAGCGCAGCTCGCGCATCGCGTCGCTGATCGAGTTGCGCGGGATCAGCGTCTGCTTGCTGATCTCCATCGCCGTCAGGCCGTTCGGGTGCGCGGAAATGAAGGCTGTCAGGAACGCCACGCGCTCTGCGGAGATCGTCCTCATCGCCCCACCGCCTTCGCCAGCTCGACCGCCAGCCAGGCCACGAACGCCAGCTCGGCCAGCAGGTATAGGTCCCAGAACAGGGCGCAGATCAGCCGGTCTTGGCGCGACGGTGCACGGCGTTGCGGCTCGTCGTGGTCGATCGTCGCCATAGGTCACGCCCCGATCCTGTTTTCGGATGCCGACGAATCCTGCCGCGGCTCACCGGTCCCGAGCGGCCGACAAAGCGGCTTGTGCATCCGCACGAAGGCTCGCGCCCAGGCCAGCGTTTCCGAGTCGGCGATCTTTCGGCCCATCTCGTGGTTTTCGAGGATACGGCTCGCGGCGATGCGCGTCAGCTCGTTGCGCTCGGCGATGCGCCGCGCGATGTCGTCGTCGGTCACAGGCTGATCTCCATGTGGTAGGGCTCGACCGGCGCCAGCGCGCTGTCGCAGAACCGTAGAGAGCGGTCGTCGAAGGCGAAGCCGAAGCGGCCTTCGACCTCGCCGTTGCGCTGCTTCTCGATCGAGACGATCGCGTCGTCGCGGGCCATCACGGCGGGGTCCGGCTCGGCCTTCTCGGACTCGGCGCGCTTGGCCTTGTTCATCCACACCGTGATGACGTTGTGCGCCTGGTCGCTGATCGCTGCGCTGCCGCGGATGTCGTACTTCGTGGGCGGCTTGTCCTCGCCGCCGCCCTGCGGCTTTCGGCAGTGCGCGACGAGGTGGATGTGCAGACCGGTTTCTTCGGCCACTCCGCACAGATCTCCGACCATTCGCTTCTGCTCGTCGCCGGACTCCTCGCTCTCGCAGACCTTCATGAAGCTGTCGATCACGACGTGGCGGCCCTTCAGCTCGACGGCGAAGTAGCGGCAGACCGCCAGGCACATGGTCGGGCTCATCCGGCCGACGTGATCGAACAGCCACAGCCGGCCATCCGTCCAGCGCATGAACTCGCGGCGGCGTTCGAGCGAAGGCATGTCGTGGGCGAGCGCCTGACGTGCCATGCGGCCCAGCGTCTTGCGCGGCAGCATCTCCAGGCTGACGATCAGCACCGGCTCGCGCTGCGCGCACAGGTCGAGCGCGACCTGGCCGAGGAACATCGACTTGCGGTGCCCGTTGAAGCCTGCCCAGGTCGTGACCTCGGCCGGCCGGAACTCGATCGCGCTGCGCAGCTTGGTCGAGAACATCACCGACCGGCGCGGGCCTTTGCGCGGCTCGAACTCGGCGTCCAGCTCGTCGGCGAAGACCGATGCAGCGCGGACCTTGACCTTGCACTCGGTGTCGCGCATGTAGGCGCGGAAGTCGATGTCGTCGGCGATGAACTCAGCCATGGCAGAAGATCCCGTGGGTGTCGACCATCCGAAGCGCATCAGCGTCCGGGAACTTGCCGGCAGTGGTCATGCCAACGACGCGAGCAGCGCCGGCAAGCTTGCAGGCCTCGCAGACCGCGGCCATGCGGTCGAAGTCGTCGAAATCGAGGAACACGTCGAGGCCGACGACGAAGCGCAGGTCGAGGCGTTGCAACTGATCGCCGGGCTCGATCAGCACGTGCGGCGACGCTTCGCTCGCGTCCCACTGCTGCCAGTCCCGGGTGATGCCCAGGCCGTCCGATTCGACGATCCAGCAGGCCTCAGGCTTGCGTCCGCGCAGCCGCATCGCGACGAGGGGTTCGTGGCCGCGCATCACCGCACCGTGGCCCAAAGCTCTTCATCGGCCGGAGCGTTCGCCGCTCCCGGGCGCTTCTCGTCGACGACGTACTTCGCCTCGAAACCGCGCCAGTTGCGGGCCATGACCTTCTCAGCCGCAGCCATCGGCGACCATCCGGCCTTCGCGGCTTCCCGCAGGTGGTCGGCCCAGGCTCGCTCGGTCAACGGTGCTTTCGCTCGGGCCTTGTGGGCGATGAACTCCGTCGCGGTCGTTCGGTCGAATCCAGCCTCGACGAGGACGCCAGGGTCGACGACGCCGGGAGGCGGCGCGGCGCGCCTGCGCGCTGTCTTCTCTTCCGGAATCAGTGTTCCGGATTCATCTATTCCGGAATCAGCACGGCTAGACCCCCTTGCCAAGTCGCTTCTTGGGGGGTCAAGCCCAGGGCTGGCCCAGGGCTGGCCCGAGGCTTTGTGTTCGTTGCATCCACCTCCAGCCTTGGGCTTTGCTGCCGTTGCATGAGGCAAAAGCCCTGGGCTTTGGGGTGGTGGCAAGTCGCTTTCAGGCTCCCGGTGGTGCGGGTTCTGGTGCTTGGCGAACTCGATCACCTGGATCAAGCCTCGGCCATCCGGGGCCTTGTACCGGAGGATGAACTGGTGCTTTTCGAGCTCAACGAGCAGCGGCTCGACCTCGACGGAGTCGTAGGCGAAAAGCTCACCCTTGATCCGCTTGGGCCTGTCCTCAAGCCGGCCCTCTCGGTCGGCAAGCGTCCACAGGCCAGCGAAGCAAAGCCGCGCCCAAGGCGTGCATTCGGCGAGGTCTTCGTTCTTGAAGAACCCGGGCTTGAGATTGCGGGCGCGAGCCATCAGTTCTCCTTTGCTCGCTTCGCCAGACAGATCGCACACCGCCGAGCCACCCCGGTCCCGCGGCTGCCGAGCGAGGGCCGAGACTTGCCGCAGCCCATGCACAGCCACAGGTGCTGCATGCCCGTTCCGGCCGGGCGGAACTGGGTGTCAGGGGCGGTACGGATGCGGTCGCTCATGCTGCGGGCTCCAGAACCAAGCCATCGAGCAGCCCATTCGCGCGGCAGAACGCCATCTCGCCCTCGTACCCGGCGCAGTCCAGCACCAACTCGCCGGCTGGGCTGAAGATCCTGCGCGCGTACCCGGCGCCGATGCGCTCGACGCGGTAGCCGTGTCGCTGCCAGCAGCCGTTCGGGCCGTTCGGCGCCGGCGTTGTGTGGGTGCGGTCGCTCATACGGAACCCGCCACATCGCGGTAGCACTCCGGCGAGCCCATTTCGCGGACACGCATGCCGAGCCGCGTCGCGATGTCATGTTCGAGGCTCGCGCCCCGGCTCTCCTGCCATCCCGGCAGCATCACGATCTCGTCGCACGTCACCAGCGCCGCGATGTCCTTGCGCATGCACTCGCCCCAGGACATACCCGGATCTGGGTTCAGATCGGCGGGGTTTATGACCTCATGCCCATACTGCCGCAGGACGGCGGCAGCAGCATGGAAGGCGTTGAAGTTCAGGCCCGGCCTGCCAGTCATCGGCCCGGAGATGTAGATGCGCTTCACGCCGCCGCCCTCCCCGCCAGAAACGCCACCAGCCCGCGCGCACGCCTCGCGTCGAAGAGGATCACCGTCCCGCACTCGGCGACGATCGCGATCTCACCAGTGAGGCTCATGCTGGCGTTGGTGCCGACGAGCGGGGCCGTCTGTCGCGGGGCCGAAGCGCGCCGTTCGTCGGCGTGGCGCTGCTCTTCGGTCACCTGGCGGTCGTGGGTGGGCGCTGTAGCCGCTTCGCGCCCCGTGTCGGCCTGGCGTCCCAGGCTTCGTGCATCACTGCCAGCTTCGGCGCGGCCCTCAGAATCCGCGCCCTCGGGTGTCTGGCTCCCGCTCGCCTCGGCATCCGGTGCCGGGTCGGCTTCATTCGTCTCGCGCGCCACCGGCAGCGACCAGAAGAACGGCGCCCTCGGGTGCGGGTACTTCTGGCGCGCGACCAGCATGCCGGCCTTCAGCGGCGCCTCGAGGCACGGCTTGAGGTTATTGACGGGCACGCCGATGGCCTCGGCGATCACGCCGGCGCTCAGCTCGGTGCGGGCCGGCAGGGTTTCCAGGTGCGCAATCGCGCGCTGCGCGACGCTGCCGGGGGATGGGGCGTAGGCGGCGCGGGTCATGCGGCTTCCGTCTCGTCGTCCTTCTTGGCGCGCGTCGGCGGCGGAATGCCCTGCGACCTGCGCCACAACGCAGCCAGCACGCGGTCGGAAATCGTCCGCGGCAGCTCGTCGGGCCATTGACCGACAGCAGAGGGCGAAATGCCGATCTCAGCCGCAGCCGCAGAGTTGGTTCCACCCAGGAGATCGATCGCTTCGGACTTCTTCATGCCCGCATTTAAGCATTCTTCAGACGAGCGCGCAAGCACACTGCTAGGAAGTTACAACTATCCGCGCCACAGTCTCGGGGCGGATACCTACGGAGCGCGGCCGAGGGCCGAACGTCACCATTCTGACGCGCGGTCCATAAGCGAAAGGCATAGGGGTTTACGCCTACAGCATAAAGAACGCTTGCGCTTTTGGTTGAAGCGTGCTTAAATTCTCCCATCGCGCCACCACGGCGCAGGGAGCAGCAGATGAACGCCGTCCTCACCTTCCCGACCCCCGCGCGCCGAGTCGCACCGCCGACCATCGCGGCCGCCCACTCGGCGCTGATGCTCGAGCTGGTCCAGGCGCTCGAGCAGGGTCAGCCGCAGCGGCTGTGCCTGACGCCGGGCTTCACGCCAGGGCAGATGACCGCGGCCGAGATCGTCAATGACGACTTCGCCGCGGCCGGCGATACGTCGCTGGACGACCTGCTGCGGCTGCTGTCGCGCTGCTGCAAGAGCACCGACCCGGAGGTCCGGCTCGGCGCGCAGGCCTGGATCGCCAGCGCAGCCAAGCGGCACGCCGACTTCCACTGCGCGGACGCGACGTGAAGCGCGCCGCCGCAATCGTCCTGGCCGGCCTGGCGATGGTCTTGATGATCGTCGCTGGCCAGATCGCCGAGCTGATCGAGTGGGGTGCGTCGTGAGCTGGCCGACCACGCGGCGGCATCCGCGCAGCCTGGCCGAGGCGTTCCCGGACGAGCGCGCGTGCGCGATCGAGCATCACCGCGCCTTGCCGGTGCTCGACTGGGTGCTCGGTGTGCTCCTGGCCGTGGCCGTCGCCATCGGGCTTGGCATCGCCCTCGTCGACTTCGTGACCCCCGACCAACCCGCGGCGCCGAGCGTCGCAACGACGACAGGAGACGCCGCGCGATGACCACATGGGCTGACGAGTACGTGACCCTCCTTGAGGACTGCGAGAAGCGAGGCCAGCGGCTCTCCGACTGAATTGCGTGTTAGGGCATTTCCGACGATAGGTGGAGAAACAGTGAAGTCAGTAGCAGGCACCTTGGCAGCACCGTTCCCGTACTTTGGTGGGAAGTCGCTGGCGTGCGAGACCGTGTGGGCCGCGCTGGGCGACCCCGAGAACTACGTGGAGCCGTTCGCCGGCTCTGCGGCGATGCTGCTCGGGCGCCCCAATGTGGGCAAGGTTGAAACCATCAATGACGCGGACGGATTCGTGGCGAACTTCTGGCGCGCGGTTTCGCTGGATGCCGCCGAAGTGGCGAAGCACACGGACTGGCCGACGAACGAGGCAGACCTGTTTTCGCGGCACTCGTGGCTGGTGCGCCGCGCGCCTGGCCTGCTGGAGCGGCTGCACGCCGACCCCGACTACTACGACGCCAAGATTGCGGGCTGGTGGTGCTGGGGCGCGTGCAACTGGATCGGCTCGGGTTGGTGCAGCGGCACCGGGCCGTGGGTGCATGACGGAGAGAAGCTGGTGGACAGCCGGCAACTGCCGCACCTGGGCGATGCCGGTCGGGGCGTGAACCGGCAACTGCCGCACCTGGGCAATGCCGGTCGGGGCGTGAACCGGCAACTGCCGCACCTGGGCAATGCCGGTCAGGGCGTGAACCGGCAACTGCCGCACCTGGGCGATGCCGGTCGGGGCCGGACGCGCTACATCTATGAATGGTTCGGCGCGCTGCAGGATCGCACGCGGGGCGTGCGGGTTGCTGTTGGCGACTGGCGGCGCGTGCTGACCGAGAGCGTGACAACGCGGCATGGCCTGACCGGGGTGTTTCTCGACCCGCCTTACACCAAGGGCGCAATGGACTACGCGGCCGGCGGCGTGGGCGGAGACCTTGCCGACAAGGTGCGCGCCTGGTGCGCAGCCAACGGACAGGACAAGAAGCTGCGGATTGTGCTTTGCGGCCATGCGGGCGAACACGATGCGCTGCTGGCGGACGGCTGGAACCTGCGGGCCTGGACGGCGCGCAAGGGCTACGCCGTGACCGATGAGGCGGTGGAGAACAGCGCCTCGGAGACCTTGTGGTGCAGCCCGCACTGTGTGCCAGAGCGCGCGGTGCAGGAGGCGCTGTTTTGACGTGCCCTAAATTCGTCTTCAACCGGCTGCTGCGCTGGCTGTGAGCCAGCCGCGGCGCGACTTTCAACCACTGGAGAACTCAACAGTGAACGCACCCCAAGAGAACAACCAGCTCGCCATTGTCCAGCATGGCGGCGCCCTCGACCTCAGCCCGCGCACCTTCGAGCAGGCGCTGACCTTCGCCGGCTACCTCGCCGACAGCGACATGGTGCCGAAGGACTTCAAGGGCCGGCCAGGCAACTGCCTGATCGCGATGCAGTGGGGCGCCGAGCTGGGCCTCAAGCCGCTGCAGGCGCTGCAGAACTTGGCGATCATCAACGGCCGCCCGAGCCTGTGGGGCGACGCGGTGATCGCGCTCGTGCGCGCCTCGCCGCTTTGCGAGTTCGTGATCGAGACCGACGACGGCGCCACGGCGACGTGCCGCGTGAAGCGTCGCGGCGAGCCCGAGCAGTCGCGCACCTTCAGCACCGACGATGCGAAGGCGGCCGGCCTGCAGGGCAAGCAAGGGCCGTGGAGTCAGTACCCGAAGCGCATGCGCCAGATGCGTGCGCGCGCCTTCGCGCTGCGCGACGTTTTCCCCGACGTGCTGCGAGGGCTGCCGGTGGCCGAGGAAGTGATGGACATGCCGGCCGAGCGGTTCATGGGCGCGGTCGAGGAAGTGAGTCCGCCCAAGCCGCCGGCCCTGCCCGGCTACACCGACGAACAGTTCGCGGGCAAGCTCACGGAGTGGGCCAAGGTCGTCAGCGCCGGCAAGAAGACCGCGCCCGACCTGCTGGCGTTCCTGAGCACGAAGGCCTTGTTCAACGAAGAGCAGAAGGCGCAGATCCTGTCGCTGAAGAAGGTCGCGCCCGTGGTCGAGCAGCAGGCCGCCAGCCAGGCCGCCAGCCACGCCGCGCCGCCGGCTGCTGACGCCGACGACGCCGAAGGCACCTGGGGCGACGACACCAGCGGGGGCGGGAAGTGAAGTCTCGTGCCGTCGACATGGCCGGTCGCCGATTCGGCAGCGCAACCGCCTTGTGTCTGGCTGCAGAGCAGAGGGTCCGGGCAAAGCTCAAGTGGGTGTGCCGCTGCGACTGCGGCGGCGAGTTCACCACCTGCGGCGGGAAGCTGAGGTCCGGAGAGGTCGTGAGTTGTCCGCCATGCTCTGCCGAGCGCGTAAGGCTTGGCCGAGTCAAGCATGGGATGCGTCATTCGGACGAGTACCGCATCTGGACTCACATTAAGACGCGTTGCTTCAATCCTCGCGTACCCGAATATGGCAACTATGGCGGGCGCGGCATTTCCATGTGCGATCGTTGGCGCAATTCGTTTGAATCGTTCCTGCTCGATATGGGAGAGCGTCCGACTGCTGAGCATTCCATTGACCGCTTCCCCAACAACGACGGCCACTATGAGCCAGGCAACTGCCGCTGGGCAACCACAAAAGAGCAGGCCAATAACATGCGGTCAAACCGCAAAGTCACCATTGGCTGCGAAACACGGAACATGAGCCAGTGGGCAGATGAAATCGGCGTCACGCGGGAGGTCATCTTCAAGCGTTTGAAGCGCGGTAAAGCCGGCGCCGAACTGCTTGCAAAGCCCACCAAGACGCAGCAAGTCACGTTCAATGGAGTTAGCGCAACCATTCCCGAATGGAGCGCAAGAACAGGTATTCATTCCAGCGTTCTTTACTGGAGAATCAATACCCGACGCTGGCCGCTGGACCGCGCATTGACAAAAGGAGCGCAAACATGAAGACGATACACAACATAATTCAAGGCACAGACGAATGGGCGGCGTTTCGCCTGCAGCACCACGGCGCCAGCGAAGCGGCTGCGATGCTCGGTATGTCGCCCAAGACTGCCCGAGCTGAGCTGCTGAGGGCGAAGCACACCGGCCTCGCCCGCGAGTTCTCCGACTGGCTGCAAAGGAACGTGCTGGATAAGGGACACGACGTGGAGCGGATGGCGAGGCCCTATGCCGAGTCATTCATCGGCGAAGACCTCTATGCGGTGACTTGCTCCGAAGGCCGCCTCTCATCGTCGTGCGACGGACTCACCATCGGCGAAGAGATCGCATGGGAGCACAAGTCTGCGACCGACGAGAACCTCTCCACGGTGCGCTCTGGCCGTATCCCCGACGAACACATGCCGCAGTGCCAGCAGGTCCTGATGGTCACGGGTGCCGAGAAGCTGCTGTTCACCGTCAGCGACGGCACGCCAGAGCGCATGGCGCATGCCTGGGTCAAGCCCGACCCGGAATGGTTCCAGCGCCTGCGCGACGGCTGGGCGCTGTTCGACCGCGACCTGGCCGCATACGTGCTGCCAGCCGCCGAGGTCGTCACCGCAGCGCCGGTCGAGACCCTGCCCGCCGTCGCCGTTCGAATGGATGGCGCGCTGGTCGTGCAGTCGAACCTGCCAGCGTTCGGCGAGGCGCTGAAAGCCTTTGTCGGGCGCGTGCCGAAGCGGCCCAGCACCGATCAGGAGTTCGCCGATACGGAAGCCGCGTGCAAGGCGCTCAAACGGGCCGAGGACGCCTTGGACGCCGCCGAGGCGAACGCGCTGGCCAGTCTGGAAGACGTCAACTCCATGCGCCGCATGGTCGCCGACTTCCGCAACTTGGCGCGCGAGACGCGGCTGGCCAGCGAGAAGATGGTCGAGCGCCGCAAGGCCGAGGTCAAGGAAGAGGCCGTCGTCGCCGCGCGCCGCGCGCTCGACGCGCACATCGCCGCGCTGAACGCCGAAATCGCGCCGATGCGCCTGCCGGCCATTGCCGCAGACTTCGCGGGCGCCATCAAGGGCAAGCGGTCGATCACGAGCATGCAGGAGGCGCTCGACGGCCTGCTGGTGGCGACGAAGATCGCCGCCGAGGCCGAGGCGCGCGCGATCCGGGCGAACCTCGCGGCATTCCGTGAGCTCGCGCTGGACGTTGACTTCGGGTTCCTGTTCCCGGACCTTGGCCAGATCGTGCACAAGGCGGCCGAAGACTTCGCGCTGTTGGTGCGGTCTCGCATCGCCACGCACAAGGCAGCCGAGGACGAGAAGGAGCGGCAGCGCCAGGCCGCCGAAGCGCAGCGCATTGCGCAGGCCGAGCAGCGCGCGCGCGAGCAGGAGGCGGCGCGGATCGCGGCGCAGCAGGTCGTCACCGGCACGCCAGGCCACATGCTGCAGGACTGCAGCCGCGAGCTGTCGCAGGCCTTGGCGAGCAAGCCCGACGCGATGCAGCATGCGCGCGAAGCCGCGGCCGCGATCACTAGCGAACCCGCCACCCTCAACCTCGGCGCGATCTGCGGGCGCCTCGGCTTCACCGTCAGCGCCGCCTTCCTGGCCGAGACGCTGCACATCCAGCCGGCGAAGACCGACAAGGCGTCGAAGCTCTACAGCGAGCGTCAGTTCAGGGTGATCTGCCGCCAGCTGCAGGCCCACGTCGGTGCGATGGCTGAGATGTACGTGGGCGAGGCGGCATGACGACCCTGCACCTAATGACGCAGCGCGACCAGCCCTACGGCAGCCAGCGCAAGTGCTGCGAATACTGCGGCCTGATGCTGGTGGCGCGGCCGGATTCGTTCTGGCGCGAACACACTTGGACCGATGAGCCTGAGCACTTCAAGCACTGGCCTGCAGGCGCTGCCAACGTGCCAGACGAGCTGGTGCCCTGCTGGCCCCGTCGCGAGCCGCCCAACGTAGAGGTAAGCGGCGGCTGAAAGCCGTCCGCTTGACCGCCGGGTTAGGTTTCACTGGTGGCGCACTGACCAAGGATGAAAATGGCTGAGAAAGTAGTGATCGGGAACGCGGAACTGTGGCACGGCGACTGCCGCGAGGTGCTGCCGCTGCTGGCCGCTGATGCCGTGGTGACGGACCCGCCCTGCGGCTACAGCTACGACAGCAATCGCACGGCCGAGACGACCACAGCGGCATGGATGAACACCGCGATTGCGAACGACCACGACACCAGCGCCCGCGATGCAGTGCTGACCTGGGCCGACCAGCGACCGTGGCTTTCGAGAGGGACCATCCTCCGCAGACCGATGCGACCGACCTTTTCGTCGAGGCCGCGAGCGAAGAGCAGAGCTGAGACCGCCTGAAGATCAACGGCCCCGCGATGCACCGCGCACC